GTTTCCCAGTCACGATCACGGTAGTATGCCGCGTGGCAAGACTTGCACTTGCTCTGAAGGCCATCCTTATTTCTCTTATAAGCATAGTATTCTGTGGGTGGCTTCTCTTCGCCACACGACTTACATAACTTCATGTCTACTCCTCAGTGGGCTCTACCGCCGAAGCGACTATGCCACACTACGTTACTGTTTTGGCTGTTCCTGCGGTGCAGGTTACGCGAAGGCTTAATGCACTTATCAATAGCTGTTGCTAGGGCGTCCATCACGTCATCGTGAGGTGGGTTCTGGAGCGTAAGCTCTTCCTCAAGTATTTGAGTGTTACCACCACGATAATGGAATATTTGGCCGTTATCATAACGTGGGCTCAGGATTGCATCAATGCGCTCTTCCTTTGAGCCTTGGTTACGTGTAGGCCTCACTTCCTCAACCTTCAGCCCTAAGCCGTGTACAGATATGTAGTCCTGCTTGAGTGACTTCACGATTGCCATTTGAGCAGCTGTGACCTCTGCGGCTAACTTCTTAAAGCTCCACTTATTGTACAGGTTCAGGATGTGCTCAAAGTACACGCCAATCTTGTCCGTCTTGAAGCGGTCAATGTCTAGCACGTAGGCGTTGTTGTCAGCGTCTACCCCCACAACCACAATAGCTGTATAGTCAGCCGTCTTGCGTGTTGAGTATGCGAAGTCAATAGACGCCACAAGGTTAAGCCTGTTACCGTTGTAGTACCAATACCCTGCCTCTTGCTTTAGCTTACCCCTCTCGAAATACTGAAAGGAACTAGAGCTGATCTTCTCGTTGTCTGGGTCTTGGGGATTATTGTAATACTGAGCACGGAACTGGATTTTGTCCAAGTATTTACCGCGCTTCTGTGCTAGGATTTTCCTGTCGAAACCGAACCACTTGCCATCACGACGCTGTTGACGTGGCCACAAGAACTCACCTGTGCCATCACCAAAGTCCTCTACTGATTTCTCGAAGGTTTCGTAGATGTGGTCCTCACCGCACTTCTCGCCTTCGTCATTATACAGGTCCTCGATCATATTCATCATGTCGTCATAAAGGTCCTTGGGGTGGTATCTCGTTCCGACAACCCATTCTTGTGCCCCTGCGCCCTCAATAGAGGACAGTAGGGAGTACTGAGCGCGAACCTTACGTCGACCCTCCTCCGTGTAAGCATTCTCTGATACCACAACGTCATCGAGCACTGCAATGTCACAGTGCATACCAGTGATACTTGTGGTCAGGCCTGCCGTAAACACGGAGGGGTCACGAATATTCTCAGCCTTCCTGAGTGGGTGGTCCAGTGCGATCTCAGAGTTTGTCCACTTGGAGCGCTTGCCCTCTTCAGGAAGGATGTGGTCGGGCCAGTAGCGACGGTAGATGTCCGAAGTCATAAGGCCCTTAATGAATGTCAGCTGCTTCTCTGCGAGGTTGCTTGTGGCTGAGATGTACAGGACACGTAAGGTCGGGTCCTTAGTCAACTCCCAAGCCACACGATAAGCAACCAAACGGGACTTACCGTGGTCCCGAGGAAACAGGAGAAGCTGATGGTGTTTACGCTCTGGTCTGTACCACCACTGGATCACATCCTTGTGGCAGTTGCCGAGCACCTGTGTGGGTGCAATCAGCTGAATGAAGAACGTAAGGTCACTCTCAGCCTTCTCTCTGATTTCCGTAGGGGTCATGGTTTACCTCTGTGTTGTTATGTTAGGGCTGTCCACGGACGAACCGCATTGTTAAACTTCCGCAGCACCTGCGAACTCGGGAAGGGTCTTGAGGTGTTCGTATGCCTGCTTGATCGGGTTCTCGCCATTAAGATCAAGAGGACATTGATACAAAGACACAGAGAACGCAGGTTGGGCCTCAAAGCCATGTCGGCCTCCTATCTTGCATGCCAAGTAAAGTTGACAGTTCCAGTTGATGACCATGTAGCAAGGTCACTTGGGTTCGCATACGCAGTAAATCCAGTGGCGCTAATAGTGCCTGCCCCAGAGTTTCCAACGCTAAGCATAGCCGCTTTACCGCCCCCACTAATTGGAAACTGAGGCGTCAAGGTTACTACTGGCGTGTAGGGAAACCGCTTTGGGAGAGTAACAGCTACCAAAGCTGTGCTTCCGCCGCTGGTCATAGAGATAGTCCCAGTTCCAGACGCCTCGTAGAAGCCGTAATGATACACACCAGTCGTTGTGCCAAGACTTAAGCCAAGATGCGTTGCGTCAATGCCTTCAAAAGAACATTTACCAAGTTCAATATTAAGCCCAGTAAGAGCGGACTCGATCCGCACAGACATGGTAGCAACATACGTCCCAAGCGTAGCGTCTTCAAACCGAAACGTGTTTCCGATGATGATGCCACGGCTGTCATTACCACCAATGCGGATGCAGTTTGGAGATGGATAAGTGTCATCCCAAGGATCAGTTAAGATATTTCCAGAAACAGTGAAGCCAATATTTCTGGTGTCCAAGTTAATGAGATTGCAATTACTGTTTTTGACCATGTTGTTGCTGACAATGGTGTTCTTTGTAAATTGCAGATGGATGCCGCCAGTCAGCCCATCGTTCGCCTTCCCAAACCCAACAACAATATTCCCAGTGATGACGCAATCTTCTGTCCAGTCAACGACATAGGCACCTGAGTTTGCACCATCAAGAAGAATTCCATAAGCGCCAGTCCCAACAATGGTGTTGTTTGATACAACGCAACGCTTTGCGCCAAGCTGTTCACCCAAAGCGCCAATCGCAGATGATGTAACAAAGACGCCTCGCTGGCACCCATTGATGACATTACTGTCGATCAAGAAATCCACGCCTGCGTGAGTGTCGATGCCTTGTCCGTTTGTTCCACCGCCAGAAACAACCACATTCTTGATGATGTTGTTGGTGATGATGCAACGATACGACCGAGGGTCAGAAGTTTCAGACAAACCATTCTGGCGGTCAATGAACACGCCATAAGCATCACCGCCAGACGATCCTGGAGTGACCTCCTCAATCGTGTTTCCATCAACGATCACATCTTCGCAGGACACACCGCCAACACCAGTGTATCCAATGTCTGCGATGCGGTTGCCACGAACCTCTGCCTTTTTGACGTAGGCAAGACGAACTGCCATAAAGCCAAAGTTGGTGATGGTGCAGTTTTCGATCTTGGGGCCAGTGATGTAGGTTGGCGCAGCAGGGTGGTTGTTCGTCCCCTCAGCTTCGATTGCAATAGACGATGCGTCATAGGTTCCAGCCGCAACAGACCCGACGATGTTGAGATTACGAATTGCCCCACCATCTGTGAAATTGAACAGCGTGAAACTCGACGATGCCGTTACTGTTGCGTCGTTGCCTTCGATCTGCACGCTGGCGGGAACAGTCAGAGCAGAACCTACCGTGTATGATCCAGCCACTGGAAACTCCACAACCTTCGCACCACTGTTCAGGGCAGCCTGAATTGCAGTTGCGCTGTCAGTTGCGCCAGTTGGATCAGCACCGAAGTCTTTGACAGAGACAGTCTCTTGCAGCTTGGCTCCCACAGTACGGCTAGTGGAACCTGTGCCACCTTGAGTGTAACCTACAAGAGAGGAACCAGTTGAGGCGGATAGGTCAGTAGCGACTTCAGCTAAAGCGGATTGCACATCAGTAGAAGCGATTGTACCAGTCGGGGTGAAGTTTACATTCTCTGCGTCTACAGCAACAGAAGAAGGGCTCAATAAAGAACCACCAACCAATACGCGGTCTGCATTAATGTCTCTAGCATTAAGGATGTTATTGCCGTCCATGTCCAGATCAGCACCCATCGCGTTTGGTGTGCTACCGTCTAGAGACAGTGTGTTGTCGAAAGCATCCCGTAGGGCCTCGAAGTTGTTGTTGAGCAGGTCCTTGGATGCGTATCCAGAGCCGATCAGGTTTACTGTGGGTTTCTTAGCCATTGTGCGTTTACCTCGTGGTCGCGTGTTATAGTTATTGTATCAGGCCTTCTTCTTTAAGGCGCTTAATGTCGTCGCTTACTGCAGCACGTTCGAATGCCTCTTCG